TTTCAATACCACTTATTGCGCATTTACCTTTTTGTTTATTCCAAAGCTCAATTAACTGATCCAATGTAATATCTGAATATATTTTTCTTCTATCATCTCTAATTAATGATAATTTAGACCTAAAATAGGCATCTAATGATTGGTCTAATTCATATCTATAATCTTTTCTACATTTTTTACACCAACTATCAAATCCATCATATGTTTTTCTATGAACAGGAAAATCACCAAAAGGTTTATCGACAGAACATTTAGTGCAAACTTTACCACCAACTTTATTTTGCAGAACTCTTAGTTTTTTTCTACAACTTCTACAAAATCCGTGGATTTGTTTATATTCTTTAGGTTTAAAATTTTTTACAAATTCTTCGTTTAAGTTTATATCGCACAAAATACATTGCTTCTTAATATAAACCATTAGTTACAACTCCAGCGTTTTCTAGCAGCTTTACCTCGCTCGCCTGTCCAAGATGCACTTCTGGCGCAAAAAGATTTCCTTCTAGCAGCAGCCTTGGGACTTTTTTCGGCTTGTTCTTTACTAACAGGGGCTTTTAGGTTACTTCCTGTCTCCCTGTTATATTTAGCTCGCCCTTTGGCAGTAAGGCCTCCACTTTTAGATTTCTCGCCACGACCAACGCTAAGACTAACTGATTTCTTTTTCATTTTTTAGCAGTTTTTTTTGCTTGTTTGAAGTTTTTAGCAGTGGGTGCGCCCTTTGAGCCTGCCTTCCTCATTTTCTCGCCAGAACCAGATTTGATTCTTTCTCTTTTGGCATGAATATTCGCGTATAATCCTTTAGCCATTTTACTTTTTCTTTTTAGTTACGCCTTTGATCTTGCCTTTGTTTTCGGTAGCATAAAAGATTTTTTCACCTTTTTTCTTACCATATTCTTTCTGCATGGCAGATTTGATTTTCTTTCCTTTAGCTGTTAGAGGCATAGTTAGTTTAAGATTTTAGTTAATTCGCCGTCTTCCTTAATAAAATAAATGATATTATCGGGAATAATGTTTAATTCTTTATCACCAACTTTAACATCAACATCATCTGCGCAGTGCATTGATGTTTTTGGCATATTGTGGCTTACGACTTCGCCAAGATAAATTTTATCCGTTCTAAAGTCTTTAAACAGAATTTTTTGACCTTTTTTTATCATATCATTTACTCAATTTAATTAATCGTAATTAGGAACTGGAATATTAATAAAATTATCCGTTGGCTCTGGTCTTGAATCAGGGATTTTTTGGGCTGGAGGATAGACAATCCCAGTGTCCTGAGGCTGTCTTCTCCTCCAAACCTTCTTCCAAACTAATTTTCCGTCCCATTCATATTGACATTCTGAACGCCATTTTTTGAAGCCAGTTCTGTCACATATTACTCGGTAGTCCATATTAGTTTATTTGGATTAGTAGCTCAGCACCAGAAGAATAAGAATTAATTTTAACTCTCATTGCTTGTGGAACGGCTACATAGTTACTGTTTTTTGAAGCTGTCGCTCCTACGACGTTAGTATCGTCACTATCAAGCCAGTTAAATGTTCTATCAGTTAAAGATTGAACATCATCATTGGTTTGTTGAACAGTGTAGTTGATAGTTCCCGTTACAATAAAAGTCAAGCCAACTTCTCTTTGACTTCTGTCGGAGCTAGTTCTTTTGATTGGAATAATCTGAGAAATAGCTTCGTCAACTGGCCCAGCTTCTACGTTAGTTCCAACTGCTCCAGTTGCTGCAATACTTTGTATTGAGTAAAAGTAGTTAGTTGTTTCTACTGTTGAGTTGTTTGGCCCAGTGATACCTTCACTGATAGGAATTGTTTTATTCCTGTCTTGATAGCCAGTAACTACAAACGTGACTCCAGACAAGTTTCCGGTTGACTCGAAGCCAATTTGTTTAGCAAATCCGTCAGGAGTAACCCATTCGCCATTAGTGACTCCAGCTCCATTCAAATTGAAGAAGCCAGAGCCGCCTAGCGTTTGATCCTCGAATACACCATTTGGATCGACATCTGCCAAATCCATGTTTATTTCGATTCTACGCATGTTCTACCTCTCTTTTGCTGCAAAGATATAATCAATAGACATAGTTTTAGCTACTGCCTCACCATTCTGAATACCGAAAGAAATAGTTAATTCTTCGTCATCAGGAAGGTTGGTTGTAGCTAGTTTGCCAAGGACTGTAGGATTGTTGCTGTTAGTTGAAGCCGCATAAACTACCTCGTCAACGCCATTGTAATAGAAACCTACAGTAATGTAAGTGTTATTAGCAACTGTCGTGATAGCGGTAGCAGTTGAAGCAGTTGAATCTTTAACTACGACAAAATCTAAGTTAGCATCTCCGTCATCTTTTCTGAAGTAAACGCCATCAGTTACAGCTAATGGAGTTGTATCAGTGATTTGAAGACCCATAACAAAATCAGACTGAGTCGCGTCAGAAACGGCAAATCTTGCTTTGAAGAACAATTTTTTACCAGATTCAAACTTAAATGATTCACCTACCTTTTGCAAAGCGTTCAAATCATCATCTGCTGCTGAGTTAGTAAGCAAAAGAACACCGCCATCTACGTTAGTTAGTGCTTGAGTTGCACCAGCTTGTGTTTCGGTTACTGTCCAGTCTGCGGCAGCATAAGTGTCAAAATCGTTGAAGTAAGTGTGCATTTGGGTTGGATCTAATTGAATCATTTGACCCAGAATGTTTTGAGCGGTAATGTTATTAACGCCTTTAGTAAAATTAGTAGCTGGCATAAATATAAAATTTAGTTGTGGGGGGAATTTCACCCCCCTTTACCCAGTAGGACAACAGTTAAAAAGGATTAAACGCCTTGAGAAGCGAAGTAACCACGTGGATCAGTAACACCAATTGCGTATGAAGTCATAATTTTGTATTTATGGTCTCCAGACTCAAAAGCACCATCATTACTGAATTCACCCTGAACGGCAGTAATCATTTTAGCGCCTTCAGGAGCGTCAGTTTTGATGAAGTAAGCATCATCTGAAGTTAGGTGTGGGTTGACCACAATTCCTTCAGAGAATAGACCCATGTATTTCAATGCGTTCAAATCGTTGTTAGCAGTGTTAACACGAAGTTGAGACTCAAGAATACGAGTTGCTTCAAACATCAAAGCAGATGGAACTTGAAGAAGAACTGGCTTAATTTTGGCCTTAATTCCTCTGTCGTTGTTGGTCTCTTTGATTTGGATACACAACTCTTCTAGAGCTTCTTCACAAAGATCTTGTGGAGTTGCTAAAGTGTTAGAGAAGTTACCTGCACGAGTTGGGTGGTCAGTAGCAAAGAACTTCTTTCCATCACCAAAAGTGTAGTTTGAATCAAAACCGTTATTGAAAAGAGCAGCAACGTCAACTTCTTTGGTCTCACGAAGAGAAGAAGCCAAGTATTCGTTACCTTTAGCAACAACGTTAAAATATTTACCGAATTTGCGAGCTTCCCAAGAAACTTGATAACCCAAAGCACGAGTTCTTTGTTGGTATCTAGTTACGTAGCCTTGAGACATTGAATCGTAATCAACGCCAGCGCCTTCGTTTTTAGTGTTAAGAAGACCAAACGGACTTACCAACACATCTTCGTCAAACTGTTCGTCAGTTGATTCCATTTTAACGAGTCGAGCGGCAAGAAGGTCGTCTTCAGTATAAGAACCCCAGAAAGTTTTTACTCCCGGTTTTAATGATTTAGGTATAGTACCTGTTACAATTACAGACATTATTTATTTAGTTTTAAGTTAATATTAGATACCGGCAGTTACGTTTGCTTCTGTGTGGTTATTGATTTTAACGCGCCATTTAGCGTGTTGACCAATAGCATTTTCAGGAGCATCAAGTAAGCGTAGGATTTTAAGCTGGAAAGTAGCGGTTGTTGCTGGAGTAGTTGTGTCCAATTCAGCGCCAGAAAGACCAGTTGCAGTCGAACCAGATTCAGCATAAACCACGTTGGCGTTCAAACCAACAGAAGTCGCAGCTAAAGGAGAACCAGCAGACTCTTCTTGAATTTCAAACTCTTGAAGTGGGCTGTCAGCAACGATAGCGATACGTTCGGTTGAAGCTGGATTGTAAGCTACGTTCAAATTGCTTGGGTTAGCCAAGAAACCAATGATAACGCCAGTAATAGCATTGCCATCGCCTGCGGTAGCTTTGTTGATTTCAGGTAAAGAACCTGGGTTAAAATAACGTCCAGCAGTTGTAACAGCTACAGTGTTTGAGGTTCCGGTTTTAACAACAGGATCTCCGATAAACAATGCAGTTGCATAGCTTGATGGAATGTAGTAGTAGTTTTTAGGAATCTCGTTAAATGGAGAGTTCTTAATTGGTATTAAACCAAAAGGAGTATCAGCGTTAGCCATATGTATTTAAAAATTATTTTGTTACGGATTTTTGTGAGTCATATCCCACATAAGTCATTGAGCCAGAACCAAGGTCAGCTCCTCTCATTTTTTCGAGGGTTTCTTGCTGTTTAACCTGCGCTCTTGCTTTATTGTCTCTCTCAATTTTTGCGTGCATTTCCTCAGAAATTTCCATTGCGTAACGCATAAACGTCTCGCCCTGTTTATTTGTGCCGCCTCTTATTGGAGCGATTTCAACGCCGTTTTCATCGGTGGCTGGTTTGTAACCCAAGTCGATAAGATCTTGAACTCGACCCGGTATATTAGAAGAAACCCATCTGCGAACAAAGCCTGGTTTTTTAGGCAGGTCTGAGATCGCGCCAAATCTTTTCAGAGTTGTGCGAGGGGTTCTAATAAACTCTTTTCCATCTGGAAGTTTAATAACTTCAACATCGCGATTAACTGGTCTCGACTCTCTTGAGTCTGTTTTAACCAATCTTTCTCTCGCGTGGTCTTTTGAATTTAATCTGTTTGATTCTATCTCTTTAGTCATGTTTACCTCAATTAATTAAAATATTCTTTTACAGCTTCTTGCTGCATTTTAGTTACTTGTTCTTTAGTGAATCTGTGCTTTTTAGCCATAAAATCACACGCTTTGCGAACATCGGCAGGCAAGTCGTTGTAGGAATATTGCCTTTTACCTACTTGCACACCTCTTTGGCCAGATTCGACTCTAGGAGCTTTAGAGATTCCCAGTTTATCACTAAACCTTGATTGGATCTCTTCAGTAACCATTTCTAGTCTCTCACGAAGAGGAATGCGTTCTGATAGGGTAGCAAAATAGGTTTCTGCATATCCTCTCATCGGAGCGCTTTCGTAAAACCAAGTGTTGTCTGGCGCCCATTCGTCAAAGACTTCCTTGTCTCCCGGATTTATTTCTTTTTTAGGTTCTTCAACTTGAGGCTCCTCAAAAGAAACTTTGTTCTTCTCTAGCTCTAGACGTTGTTTCTGGATAGCTCGAACCTTAGCAACGTCTCCTTCTAAGATTGCAGCTTCTTCAGCTTCATCTAAGGATTGAAAGCGGCTCTGAGTTTTTTCTTCATATGCGAGTTTCTGAACGTTAAGCATGACGTTCATCTGTCTCTGCATTTCCTCGACCTTTTTCTCTAGGGCGGTTTTCTCGGCAGCTAGTTTTCTGTTTCTTTCGTTAAGGACAGGAGTGTGATTCTTTTGAAATTGAAGAAACTCTGCGGCTGTTTTGTATGGTTTTGGGGTTCCATCTTTATAGAAACCTTTAAACAATTTGCCTCTCCAGCCTCCTTTCCAGGCCTCTTTTTCTTCATCAGTTAAAGAAGCATAATATCTTTCTTCTTTTTCTGACTTAAATTTTATCTTAAAATCTTCAGGAACTTCTAGCTCTTCTTCTGAATCTTCTAAAACTTCCTCCTCTTCCATATCCTCAAAGATAGGATTGGCAGGGATCTTTTTCTCTTCTTGCTGGATTTCTTGTTTCTCAGTAGGAACTCCAATATCAATATCGATTTCTTCTGAACGGTCAATTACTGGCATATTTCCTCACTTGTTTGAATTGCTAAGATATGACGGTCGAGAATAATTCTGTATTCTCTGCCATCTTTGGTTTGGTCTTTACTTAACCGGTAACCCTCATAAGAAGGGATTAGAACCTTGTCGCCTACTTTAGGCTTTTCTTTCCATTCTCTTTCGGTTCCTTGGTCAAAGGCCTTTTCTCCAATATCAATAATCGTGGCAAGTGTTTTAGCCCCTTGCAGCTCATCTTTTATTGTGTCAGGAATAATAATACCGCCTTTAGTGGTTTCTCCCAATTCATCGGGTAAGATCAAAATTCTAAACTCAGGCACTTTATATCCGGAGGTATTAAGCATTCTCACCTCCTAAAAAAAGTTTTATCAAATTCTCAAGATCTTCTTCTTTGGAATTTCCGAACCAACTAGAGATTACGTGCAATTGTTCACAATGACCAATCTTGGTAAGAATTAGATCTTTTTGAAATTCATAATCCCTGCTCATGTAATCACGAGCGATTCTTTCCAAGATATCTTTTCGAGAATTTAATAAAATTTTCTTAAACTTTAGTGCCGTTGGATCGTTTAACCAATCCTTTAACTCTTTCATTTCTATTTGACTCATAGATTACTCAAATTTGTTAATATTAGGTATCAGCAGAGGTCTCATTCTCCTCAGTATTTAAGTTTGTAGGGACTTGGACTTGCTGATTCTTTTCTAGCTTTGCTAGTTCTACTGCCGCTCTAAGTCTTCTGTCTTCTTTGCGGTCTTGCATTTCGTTCTGTCTTGATTCTGCGTCAATTATATTATCCAGAACGTCTAGTTTTTCTTTTGTTTCTGCCATTTCGGTATCTTTCACTAACTTACCTGCTTGGGCATAATTCACTAATACCTCAGAATCGGCCTTAGCAGCTTCTTTTTGAAGCCTGATTTGCTCTAGCTCTAATTTAGTAACTTCTATTTGAGCATCAGACTGTATTTTGAGGCGTTTAGTTTCTTCTTGGGCCATAACCTTCTCAATCTCAGGATCAGGTTGTGGTTGAGGTTGAATGATGAATTTGTCAAAGTTTTCAATACCGGCAGTTTCAAAGACTGTTCTGTGAAGTAGGAATTGATCAACGTAAGGAGAATTGATAAAGCCCATCAAGAACTGAGCCTTCGCGAACTTCTGCATCGAGATTACATTCTCAGGATTAGCTACCGGAACAATGTCGTAACCTTTTAGAGAGAAGTCTTCTTTTACGCTTGGGCTTTCAAATAGCTTAATGTCTAGGATCTCAGCATATTTCTTTTGAGTGAGATATTCGGCGTTTAGATTGTAGAAAATCTTAATCTCTTGTTTTAGAGAATTGTAGATTCTCATGAAGACAGATTTGAACTGCTTCTGCCCTTGTTCAGCCATTCCCATGTAAGTCGTGGCTGCGATATTTCCTGCGTTCTCACCAGTCAGAACATCTCTTAAAGAACCTAGTTCCTTTCCTGCGCTTACCAAGAATTGCATCAAAACAAAAAGAGTCTGTGAAGGTTCTGGAACTGGAAGCGGGACTATTGCATCGCGAATATTTCCACCGAACGAATCAACCATTTTCCACTCAGCAGGGCGGAAAGGCTTCATACCACCAGACATATTCAGAGCTTTAGAAATAAAGCCACCGCCTGTGTTTTGTAATGTTCCAGCGTCTGTTAATTGGTTGATTGAGCTGTTGATTGACGAGTTGATGTTAAACAGCAAATGACCTAGACCAGTTCCATAAAACGAACCATCCGGTGAAGGAATGAAAACGTATTTAACAAAGAAGTTGATTGCTTCGATGCACTGGATTTGGCCTTTCTTGTTTCTCTTAACATCCTTTTCGTGGAATCTTTTAACTAACTTAACGAGCTTACCAGACGCTTTATGCACTACTGCAATGTATGGTTCAGCGTAGCCGTCATTGTCTAAGTCAATCCAAGTGTGTTGTTCTAAAAAGATAACTAAGCCAGCAGACGCTTCGTCACCTGTTTTCTTATCGTCATTTTCATCTAAAGAATTATCAAACGCCGCTGAGTCTTGGGCTTCAGGATCAAAATCGAAATCAATGTAATCACCAGAACGAATCGAGGAAACAACATCTTGTGGGTATTTCTCGATTACATGAGTTACAGGAGCCTTAAAAGAAGGGGCAAAATCGTTA